GTTAAGAAGTGGTCTCACAGTGAACTGGAAGAAATAATAAAAAAATACTCATGACAACACTTTACGAACAACAAGAAAGGTTAATTGAACTAACCTGTTCTTATTTTCATGTAGACAGGAAGCCAGTAATGGGCAAACTAAGGGTAGCTAAGTACGTTCAGGCGAGGCACGTTTTAATGTACCTGTTTAGGACAAAACTAAAGATGGGGCTGAACCAAATCGGGGAGTACTTCGGACGGGATCACACTACGGTAATTTTCGCAGTTAGGAACATTGAAAACTGTCTAGAGGTTGGAGATTATCTAGCAAAAGACGTAGAACGTTTGAAAACTTTAATTGAAAGGTACGAAATGGCGGATAAAAACAAGGTTTTGGTGACTTTACCCGATGATGTGGACTTGTTCGCTTTTGTTACGGACATAACGGCTAATTACAGGGTTAGCTACTCGATAGTTTAAAAATCTTTGAAAAAAGGTTGAGTAAAGTTTGGTTATATTGTATGTATGGTTTAATTTAGAGCAAACATTCAGCCATGATAACAGAAGAAAAATTGGAAGCAATGGCAAACAGCTACGCCACAGTATGTTTAGGAGTAGGCCGCAATGATGATATGTTTTATGGGTTTATTGCAGGATATAATAATTGTAAGTCTCAGCATGAGTGGGTGGCTTGTTTGGAACGGTTGCCTACTGAGGGGCAAACGGTGTTAGTTTGGGGTTTAAAGGAAGCAGAATTAAGCTCAAATCATTATGGCCCATCAATAGGGTTAGTCACATGGAACAATGAAGAATTTTCAGATTGTGCAGATACATGTTATTACGGAATATGGTACACAAAAATAACCCACTGGATGCCACTACCCGAACCTCCAAAAACAGAGATATGAGAATACAAATAGACCTCCCTCAAGACGTATTAGACAAGCTAGAGAAGCTAGCCAAAAAGGACGGCAGGAAACGAAAGAACCTGATAGAGAAGATTATTATGGACTACATCAATAAGAAACCATGACACACGGACACGAAAGCGCAACAGGATACGGATTCTGCAACGAAACAAGCCACTATTATGAAAGCAATTCATGGTCATTTTGTGAAATATTATTTAATGAAATACACCAATACCAAGACCCAAAATACTTTACCCACCTTCATTGGCGCACACCTTTAGACGTTAATTTCCCACAACTTATAAAAAAATACGAATGAAAGCGAGACACGAATTTTTTTCAGATGAAGCCTACAATGAGTATCTAAGGATTTATTTATCTGCTATTGCAATGAGTGGGCTATTAGTTAATAGTGAAAAATATTATTCTAAAATACCAGAGAGCGCAGTTGAAATGGCTGATGCATTAATGAAAGAACTAAAACAAACCCCATGACCCTCACTCCCTCACAGATAGAAGTACTTGCCCGCTTTGACGGGTGGGAATATAAGCCAGCATCTAAACTTTGGTCAAAGTATACAGAAGGATACGTTACACTTTATATGAGTATTGAAATGGTAGACTACCTCACATCCCCTGGAGTTCTTATTGAAATGCGGTTTAAGTTGGTGGAGACTCAAGCATCCAAACAGCAACTTTACTTTTATCGCGATATGGACGATTTGGGTAGGCTCATCCTGAACAAAAAATACACCGAAGCCGCTAACTTACTGGCAGAGATAATCAATAAAATTGAAGGGCAATGAAAACAGCAATGCAGGAGTTGATAGATGATTTTAAAAATAGAGCAAATTTTTCAAGTAACATGATAGCAAGTACCGTTTGGGATAAAGCGGTTTCACTTCTTGAACAAAAACTCCCCCAAGATCGCAAGCAGATAGAGGATGCTTATAATGATGCCAAGTCTCATGCCGAAAGCGGAACGCTTATCGAAATGAGCATGGAAGGAGACGATTACTTCACCCAAAACTACGAGCAATGAACACATGGATAGAACAGAACCAAGTATGCTATTCATCGGGTAATGGGCAAGGTGAATGGGCCATCCCTGTCTCAGCCCTTGAGGAACTAAAATCAAAATCCGGCGAGCAGTTGGCGAGGGAGATGGCAGAGAAAGTTTACCCCCATCATTATCTTGACCGTGATAATCCCAGAAGAGACTTGGACGATTTGGCAAAAACTGAACACAAGCGTAAAAAGTTTATACGTGGGTTCATGGAGGCGTACATTATACAGCAGGTGAAGATAGAGGCACTAATGGCGGAGGTGGAGAGGTTGAACGCAGAAAATTACAGATATAAGAACCCATTAAACCCACAACAATGATATTTTCAAGAGCAAAAGAAAGGGAGCAAGACAGTATTGATACCCTTAAAGATTTTGAACAGTACATTCCAGCAGAAAGAATTGAAGAGTTTAGGTCAAAGGTTGTCCATATAGGTGTTGTCGCTTACATGCGTGGAAGAATACGCCAGTTATACAGGGTTATCGAACATTACGAAAAGTATATGGATCGTAAAGATGCTGAACTAACCAAAGCCTGGCATCCTGAACACAAATCACATATTGCTAAAGAGCGTAGGCACATTAATACAAGTCTTGTGTGTTGGCGTGGTAAGCTGGAAAAGATGCACAAAGTATTGGATAAATTATTAAACCCACAACAATGAGTAAAATCCCATTCGATCTTGAAAAGTTTAAAGCTGTGGCAGTAGCGGTGGACCATGATGGGGATGATGTTATCCTTAGTCGCATAGATGGCGAAACATATTATTGCTTTGTGGTTGATCATAATTTTTATTACCCTGCTTAGTTAGAGGATATGATCGAAGGATGGCACATGAAAGAATCCAAGTGGATAGTATACAGGGAGTTTGAGAGTGAAATGGAAGCGAAAGAGGCTATGGAGTATATGGACTTGACTAAATTACTGTGGAAAATCAAAGAGGTATGACCGGGGAAGAATTGGAAATTGAGTTAAATTAGGAGTTATGAAACTAGACATAAGTACAGACGGAGGCAAGAACTACCAAAAACTAGATGTATTTGACAATGTTACAGATCGTTATATGGTTTGGGTTCAGTTTGAAGATGGAAGGGTAATTAGGAGCTATGTTAACTATTGGAATCCAGAATGGGACACAATAGAGGCGGTTTATGATGGTAAAAAGGTTAAAATTGGCTTAGTTCAGTTCTAATACGTACCTTAGCCTCATGTCCCCCAAAGAGGCCATAGAACTAATAAGGGAAACCAATGAGCCATTAGCGGTCATCCTGGAACGCCTGCTCCACGAATCCGAGCGCACCGCCAGAGCGCAGGAGGGTGTCATAGAAGCCCTCATCAACCACTTTCTCACCTTAGACGGCAACGTCATGGACTTCTCCAAAGTAATCGAGATCATCAGCCAAGCCAAGCGCAATTAACACTGTGTGTATAATTAGTTACACTAGATGTATAACTAGTTGACTAATTTAGTATCCGACAAGGTGTATAATGTCGCAAAAAAGGGGCTTCAACATTAAGAAAGCTAACGAGGAAATAGAATTAAACCTGCACGTAGAGCAATTTACGGAGTGGGTTAAAAGTCTTCCCAAGACCTCCAAAGATGGGTTTCCTTAAGGCTGTACCAACTGGAAAGAGAAGACCCGCGCGGTTTTACACACAATATGAGGCAGATAATCAGGAACAATGGCGTATGATGAGAAGGAAATAATAGCCAAAGCATTGAAGTTGATACCGGAGGAAGATGTGACCGATATAACTGATTTGTGCCTTGTTTTAGGCGTTTCCCGCCAGTGGTTCTATGTGAAGGGGCTTGACAAAAATGACGAGATAAAAGAAGCCATCGAAACTACCAAGCGCAGGTTAATGAGGCAGCTTAGGCGCAAATGGAGGCAGAGCGATAACGCTACCCTTCAGATAGCAGAGGCCAGGCTACTCAGCACAGACGATGAACTGGAAAGGCTAACTATCAGCAAAGTGAAGTCAGACAACAATCACACTATTAAAATGCCAACTGTATTGGAGGTAGCGATTCATGAAGGTACAGGTACAGGCAACGAGATTATACCGGGATAACCGGGCAGCTCTTTTACATACAAAGCGGTATATCGTCAATGAAGGCGGCAGCCGTTCCGGGAAGTCATACAGCATCATGCAGGTGCTGATCATGTGGGCAATACATCATGCGGGAACGCATATAACGGTAGCCTCACATTCGCTGCCACACCTCAAAAGGGGGGCCATGCGTGACTTTGACGTAATTATACGGCAGATGTCGATGTACTTCGAGGAATGGCACAACAAGACGGATAATATCTACCAATTCCCTAACGGCAGCTTAATCGAGTTTATCGGGCTGGAAGATGCTGACAAGGCTAGGGGTGCGGGTAGGGATATTCTGTTTGTCAATGAGGCGAATCTAATCAGCAAAGCCTTATTTGATCAGCTGGATATGCGGACGCGGCAGAAGGTGATTATCGACCTTAACCCGTCTGACTTTGACTGCTGGTGCTATCATATCGCTGACGGGCCGGACGCTGTGAAGATCCATAGCAGCTATCGGGATAACCCTTTTCTCCCTGAGTTCCAGGTGAAGGTGATCGAAAGCTACAAGTTTGCTGACCCGCTGATGTGGCAGGTGTTTGGTCTAGGTCTACGCGGTACGAGTGCCGAGCAGATATATACCCACTGGAAGCTGTGCGATAGCCTGCCCGAGGGAGGGGATAAGTGGTACGGGCTGGATTTTGGGTATACGGTACCAACGGCGATGGTGAAAGTGGTGATGTACGAAGGTGCGATTTATGTAAAGGAGATGCTGTACCAGACGAACCTGACTACGAATGACCGGATACAGCGTTTAAATAGTTTTGACATAGGCAGGGGCGGGGAGATCTTTGCGGATGCTGCGGAGCCTGCGAGTATCGAGGAGATGCACCGGGCTGGGTTTAACATTAAACCAGCGGAGAAGGATGTTTGGGCGGGGATATTGAAGGTAAAGAGCTTACCGCTGTATGTGACAAAAGACAGTAAGAACCTAATCAAAGAATTAGGAAGCTATAAGTGGAAAAAGGATAAGAACGACAAGATATTGGAGGAGCCGATAAAGGAGAATGACCACTTGGTAGATGCGCTGCGGTATGCAGTCTATACCCGATTGAACAGACCGGCGATGAGCTGGGTAGCAATGTAACGAATGGGACTATTTGACGGGATTATAAACAGGATAGCCAGACAGGTAGCGGGAGCGATGAGTACACCGAATTATCCCGTTAACTATAAGGCCACCTATAAGAACGCCGGGGATGAGAGCTTTATCGACTATGGCTATCTGACCAATGCGGACTTATACGCGATGGTGCAGATGGACGTGAGGAAGTTCGCCGCCATCCCGGTGAACACGTACAAGCAGAAGGCAGGAGAAGAGAAGGCATATCTGGGGTATAAGGGGCTGAGGTATTATCTCGGGCATAACACGCTGAAGATGCAGCGCAAAGCCTTAGAGGAGGTCATTGACAATAACGAGATTTCCAGGCTATTGAGAAAGCCTAACCCGTTACAAGGCGCGGATCAGTTCTTTCAGGCAGTGAGGGGATTCTACAACCTTACAGGTGAGGCGTTTATCTGGAAGCAGAGGGCAGGGGAAGGTAATCAGGGAAAGGTCATAGCCTTATGGGTGCTGCCTACGCAGTATATGACGGTAAAGGGCAGCAGTGAGAGCTTATTCCTGGTTGATAGCTATATGTTCAGCCCCCCAGGTTCTGAGGATATGATCATCCCTAAAGAGGACATGATCCACTGGAAAACATGGACACCGCTATTCGACACTTACGATAGGGAGCAGTTGAGGGGTGTAAGCCCGGTAAAGGCATTGTTTAAGACCTTGACGGCCAGCAACGAAGCTACCGATGCGATGGTAGCTATGTACCAGAACGGAGGGGCGAAGGGTGTGCTGTTTAATGAGAGTTTGGACATGATGAATCCTATCCAGAAGTCGCAGCTAGACACTGTGATGAGGAATAAGGTGAACAATAAAGAGGTGAAGGCGTCTGTGGCGGCATTTCAGGGCAAATGGGGGTATCTGGATTTAGGGCTTACGTCTGTAGATATGCAGCTCCTTGAATCGCTCAAAGTGACTAGGAAGCAGTTTGCGGACTGTTTGGGTATACCTGCGGATCTGGTTGAGGGAGATAAGACCTATGCCAACAGGGAGCAGTCGATGAAGGATTGGGTGAGTAACTCGATATACCCTGCATGGAAAAGCCTCTGTGATGAGCTTAACAGGGCATTAGTGCCTGAGTTCGGGATGGATATGTCTAGGATAGTGATTGATGTAGACATATCGCAGCTTCCCGAGATGCAGGACGACCAGAAGAAGCTGACCGAGATAGCCGAAAAAAGCTGGTGGATGCCAGTGTATGACAGGCAGGTATTCACAGGCAACGAAGGAGATCCCAAGATGAAAGGGGTGTATTTGATCCCCAGCGGATTTCAAACGATGGAACAGTTGACAAGTGACATGGGTCAGCCTTTGGATGATAGCCAGATAAACGATTTAAGCAAGCTCTATGACGCTAGACCAAATAGTTGAGCGGGCCATTCCGATGTATGATAAAGACTGCGAGGCGGGCAAGTGTGAAAAGGATTGCAGGCTGAGCCTCGACTATAAGCGTAGAATGAGGGAATGGCTGAAGAAAGAGATCGTGGAGTATGCGAAGCGGAGTTATACAGAGCGGTTAAATTATGACAAGAAGTGAATACTGGAACGCATACGCTAGGAGGCTGGCAAAACTAGAGCGGAAATACGCTCCAAAGGTTTACCGGGCTTTGTTAGCACAGGTCAAGAGGTTCACGAGTTCTTTACGGGAGGGGAACAGGAAGATAGAAATCATCAACCCAGAGGTCGCGTTAGTCTTACGGCAGATGCACATAGAGGGGGCGGTAAGTGAGGGTAAGAACACGCTCAGGATGCTTAGGAGCGGTCAGGGGTTAAAGAGGTTAGGGACGAATGAGGAATGGACGAACGAGATCATCAGCCGCTTACAGGTGCATAACGCACGGTTTATTGCCTCGATCACAGAGACCACTAGAGAATACCTGCTGAGGATGTTGGAGGACGGACTAAGGGAGGGGTTAAACTTAAACGAGATTGCTGCCAAGATAGATAAAGAGGTGGAGCAGATTTACCGGAATAGGAGTTTTGCGATAGCCCGGACGGAATTAAACAGGGCGGCGAACCTGGGTAACATGATGGCGGCGAACAAGTATGAATACGAAGTCGAGAAGGTATGGATCACTGCCAAAGACCACAGGGTAAGAGGGCTAGAGGGGGACAGGTTCAGCCACATAAGACTGGACGGACAGAGAATAGATGCTAACGTACCGTTTAACAACGGGGAGAACATAATGCAGCCGGGAGATGCCAGTGCCAGCCCCGGCAATACGATTAACTGCAGATGCACGATTGCACTGATAGGAAAGAGAGACAGAAATAACAGATTAATCAGTAAGCCTTCACGATTATTCCAGACGATTTAAGGAGGTGCGATTTATCATAAATCGTACTAGATGTTAACAACAAAGACATTCGACCTGAAAGCCCTTGACGTGGATGAGAGTTCACGCAGGGTAAAGGTTGCCATAGCGGAAACGGAGAGCGTAGACAGGGATAACGAGCTTATCCACCCTAAAGCGTTTAACCAGACCATATCCCGTAAAGGTCCGAAAGGTACTAATGAGGTTTGGCACCTGATAGACCATAATCCGTCCCTTGAAACTGCTTTAGGCAAGTTTTCCGAGCTATACATGGAGGGTAAATACCTGGTAGGGGTATCGGAGTATAAAGATTCCTGGCTGTGGCGTGAAGTGGCGTGGCCCCTGTATAAGGGCGGGGACATCAACCAGCACTCCATCGGATTCCGTGTGATCGGTCAGAAAGAGAAAGCGGACGGGTACGATGTGATCAAAGAGGTGGAACTGTATGAGGGTTCTGCTGTGTTGTGGGGTGCTAACCCTAATACGCCTGTGTTGGACGTAGCCAAAAGCCTGTATAAGGAGAAACAGGAGAGTTTCGAGGATCGTATCGAGTGGATCGTGAAGAGCCTCAGGGATGGCAAGTACAATGGCGAATGTCAGTCATTGTTGATATTGGAATTACAACAGCTATATAAGTTCAGGAATGAGGCAGAAAAGGCCCTGCAACAGACTGAGGAAGTCTCTGCACCGGCAGCGGATGAACTGAACGCAGCAGCGATTTATGCAAAAATGTTAACAATCAAAATTCATTAAGATGGCAGAGAATACAGAACTCATCCTCAAAGGTTTGGATGAACTGAAGGCGCAAGCCGAAAAAGGTAACGAGGCAACAAAACAGAAGTTTGCCGAGTTCGAGAATCAGGTAAGGCAGGTAGTAGAAGAAGGTTCAAACGTAAAGGCTTCCGTTGAGCAGATCAACGAGCAGCTCAGGGAACTGAAGGCTCAGTACAGCGCACCCAAGACCAAGAGCGAGAAAAAGGCTTTTGGCGATGCTTTTGCTGAAGCAGTGGAAGAGAACTTTGACCAGCTCCAGAAGGTGAAGAAAGGTTCACCCGTAAAGCTGAACATCAAAGCGGTAGGTAACATGACTCTCGGTAACAACCTTACCGGAGATTCAGTAGCTACCTATGGACAGCGTCAGGCGACACTGCCCGCTACCCGTACCAACTTCAGGGATTTGATCCCTACCGTACAGTCTGATACCGGCCTGTATGTGTTCTATCGTGAATCTGCTGGCGAGGGTTCTATCAGCGTACAGACTGAAGGATCTCCCAAGACACAGATCGACTTTGATTTCAGCGAGGTGAAAGTGGTGAACGACTACATCGCAGGTTTTGCGAGGGTATCTAAGCAGGCCATGAGGTCGCTGCCGTTCCTTCAGGGAACACTGCCCCGCCTGCTGATGAGGGAGTTCTACAACACTGAGAACAGCACGTTCTACACTGCGGTATCTGGTGCAGCTACTGGCTCTACCACTACTGCGGAGACAAATGACGTGAAGCAGATCATCGACTACATCGCCAACCAAAGGCAGGCGAAGTACAACGCGTCTTATGGCCTGGTATCGTATACTCAGCTTGCTCGTCTGAACAAACTGACTTTCGATGCGGGTTATTATGCCGGTTCTGGTGGTGTGGTAACTGCCCCTGATGGCACTATGACCATCTCTGGAGTACCTATCATCCCTGTGGACTGGGTAGCTGACGACAAGATCATGATCGTTGACCGTGACTTCCTCGAGAGGGTAGAAGTTGAAGGTCTGACAGTTGAGTTCTTTGAGCAGGACAGCGACAACGTACAGAGGAACCTGATCACTGCACGTATCGAGTGCTATGAGGATATCAACCTCATGCTCACTCCTTCTGCATTGTTCGCAGACCTCGGTAACGTAGCTTAATAAAAATGGGGAGGGGTAACTCCCTCCCTCTTTTACTATGAACAGAATAATCGACATATCGGTAACAAGTGATCTGGTGGCGGAGCCGGTGAGCCTGACGGAGGTAAAGAACTACCTGAAGATAGACTTCAGCAATGACGATACACTGCTGGATGTGATGAGGGCGGCTGCAAGGAGGAGGTTAGAATCCTATACAGCGCGGAGCTTTGGAGCTAAGACGATCACCGTAACGATGGATATTGACGAGTACCAGGAGCTGCCCTATGGCCCTGTGAATGCAGTAACAAGTGCAACGAGGGATGGCGAGGCGAGCACTGGGTATGAGTTAAAGGGGAGTGAGTTTCACCCCGATTTAGGCGGAGAGTGGGTAGTAACATACACCACTAATGGAGACTTACCCGATGACCTGAAGTTAGCAATACTGGCAGAGGTAGCGTACAGGTACGAGAACAGGGGAGACGATAACGTGGCGAGCTTAAGTACTTTGGCTAAGGAGTTAGCGAAACCGTATAAGAATTACTCATGGGTGTAGGCAAGTTTCAGGACGTGGTAACTATCAAGGGCAGGGCTGCCGATGTGCCGGACGGCTACGGTGGTGTCATTGAAAGTTACACTACCAAATGGACGGGGCTTGCAACCATTGAGAAGTTAAGCGGGAGCAGAGCGATACAGGCGGGGGCGAGTGCTTTGAGTGGGACATATACGATGAGATTGAGGAAGAATCCGAATATAGTATTTGAGCAGCGGGATATCGTAGAATGGGACGGTAAGGAGTTAGGGATAGTGAGTATAGACGAGGTAGACAATGACAGGTTTTACGAGTTCATCATAAACGTATGAGGCCGACATTCAAGACACCTGATTATCGCAAGGCTATCGTGGAGGTAGAAAAGCAGACGGATAAGGTGTTACAGAGAGTAGAGGAGGAGATAAGGGATACGGCAGATGAGATTGTGTTTAGGGCAAAAAACAGGGCGCCGGTAAATGAGAGTGCTTTGGTGAACTCGATCAGCAACAAGGCCTTAAGCCCGTACCAATACGAGATAGTAGCGGGGACTAAATATGCTGGGTTCATGGAGTTTGGCACGAGGACGCTGGTAGACATTCCCCCCGGAGCGGAGGAGATAGCAGCGGAGGTTAGGAAGATAAAGGGCGGTACTATCGCAGAGATGGAGAAGTCAATCAGGCGATGGGTCAGGCTTAAAGGGATAGTAGGGACGTTCAGCGTAAGTACGAAAAGAAGGACACGCAGGAACAAAGCAGAAGAAGCGAGGGAGGACAGCGCGGTGTTTTTGATCATGAGGAAGATATTGAAAGTGGGTGTGAAGCCGCAGCCGTTTTTCTACCCGTCGATAAAGGAAGGAACTAAAGATTTTGGTAAAAGGATAGCACAGATACTGAGATGATAGAGGTAGCGCACCACATACGCAAAGCATATTTTGATTTACTCGACGGGAACATAGAGTACATGGGTAACCCCATCAACATCTATGACGAGCTGCACGATGAGGGTGATGAGGAGATGTATGTGATCTTAAGCACTCAGGATGATTCGGACGACACCAATAAAGCGCAGTTTGTTTCGGATCATACGATAACGATTGACGTGGTAACGAAGTTCTTAACAGGTGCGAGGAAGTTCCCGAGCGAGAACATCGCAGAGCAGATCATGGGGCTTGTGCTTCCTACACCGGTGACAACGGGGCTTATCAGTCCCACAGGATTACAGATTACGTCTGTGAGCTACTTAGGGAGTAATTCCCTTAGTGTAGAGCAGATAGGGAACTATAAGGTAGTTCGCAAGATTATCCGATTCGGGCATAAATGCGTACAACTTTAAAAAAATAGACAATGGCAAACATTCAAGGAAAAGATGACGTACTGATGCTTTCGAGTGATTCCGGCACTACCTGGAAAACACTTGTGTGCGAAACGTCTCATACATTCAACTTCACCAGGAACAGCACTACTACTGCGACCAAGTGCGACAGCGGCACTTCTGCCCGTTCACTCGGAGCGTATGAGTGGAGTTTCCAGAGTTCAGTAGTGGTAAAGACAGACCCCGGAGCAACAGAGATCAGCTTTGAGGATTTGCTGAGCCTGTCAGTAGCGGGTACAGGCGTACTCATCAGGAGTGCAAACCCTAACCCTGCCGGCACTAACTTTTACATCTCCGGTACAGTGTATATCACTGACCTGAGCAAGACTGCCGAGACTGACGGCCTGGTAAGTGCAGACGTTACCTTCTCAGGTGATGGCGCGCTGGATATTTCGGCTTAACATTCATTTTGATTTGAGATTATGAACTACGCACAGATTACGATTAACGAGCAAAAGGTAGGGCTGAAGTTCGGCATGACGGCTACCCGTATGTTCTTCGAAAAGATGGAGCATAAGGTGCTGATGATGGGCCAGACACTTAACGAGCTAGGGATCACCTACCTGTTATGGTATGGCTACCTGAACAACTGCGAAGTGAAGCAGGTAGACCCTACGCTGACCTTTGAGGACTTTTATGATCTGGTGGATAGTTCCCAAGACGGGAACGAGGAGATCAGTAAGGCTCTGGATGTTTGGGCGGAGACGCAGCCGGTAAAGAAAGCTGTGGAGGCTGTAGAAGCAAAAAAAAAGTCGATTGGGAAGAAGTCGAAAGACTAGCCTTTGAGATCGGGTTGAGTGTTCACGAATACGCCAGCATATCTATGCGGCAGTTTCAGAACATGGTCGAGGCGTACAACACGAGGATATCGAGGCAGTACGAACATACGCGGGCGATCTGTTACTATATCGCCGCTGCAAACCGAGACCCTAAGAAACCCTTCCCACAGACGATGCAGAAGTTTTGGCCTCTGCCGACCGACGGGCATACGGAGCGGGTCATAGATGCGGATCGTAAGAAGAAGATTTTAGAGCTGTACGATAAAGCTAAAGAATGGCACTCGAATACAAAATAGGCGCGGACGTTAAAGGCTTCCAGCAGGGAGTAAACCAGACCATTCAGGGCTTCAGCAAGCTGGAACAGGCCAGCGGTAAGGCGTTTGCCAATGTACAAAAGAACGCTGCGGGCGGTGCTGCTGCATTAGGGTCGCTTAGCCAGGTAGCAAGGGATCTGCCATTTGGATTCATAGCCATACAGAACAACTTACCGATAGTATTCGATCAGTTCGGGGCGTTAAGTCGGCAGGCCGGAGGTTTAGGCGGTGCACTAAAGGCATTAGGGGCGGCACTGATCGGCCCGGCAGGTATCGCATTTGCGGTGGGTGCGGTTATTTCAGGTGTTACGTCCCTGATTCAGAAATACGGCTCACTAGGTGCTGCTGTGGACGCTTTAACGGCATCATACAGCAACCAGAGTGCAGAGCAAAAGGTTATTAATGAACTATCAAAGGATGCCAATAAAAACGCTGCTGATGACATAGCAAGGCTTCAGGTGCTGGCATCGGTAGCGGGAGACGTAACCAATGCGACAGAGAACAGGGTAGAGGCAGCCAATGAACTGATAAAAGTATATGGCGAATATCTGCCTAACCTGACGCGCGAAGCCTTACTGAATAACCAAGCGGCAGACGCTATCAATAAGGCTAAGGACGCGATACTTGCTAAGGCTCTGGCTGCTGCTGCGGAGAACAAGCTGGCGGAGATCGGGGCCAAGATCCTCGACAACCAATTAGCGCAGGTTGAGGCGGTAAGGAGGTATGGCACGGCTCAGGAAGACTTAAGGAAGCAGCTTGCCGCATCGAACAAGGAAGGAATAAAAGGCCGCGAAGGGATCAACACCCAAACGGTATTTTTCAATACGCAGTTAGAAAAGGCTGAGGGTAACCTAAAAGACCTCGGCACTCAGGCGGTATCACTTCAAAAGGAGTACGATACCCTTTTAAAACTTGCCACAGGATTTGCGAATCAGGCTGGCGATGCGTTCATAAGGGACACTAAGCCAGCTAAGGCACCGGCAACGGGTAAGCCAGCTAAGGCACCGGCAACGGGTAAGCCTGCAAGGGTGGTAGTCCCCTTTGTCGAGATCGTCCCGGAAAAGGTAACGCTCGACCCTAATGCATTAGCGGACGCGGCAATAACCAGGGACTTCACGAAACAGAATAACATCGCGGTAGACATACCGGTTAAACTTACGTTCCCTGAAACAGTACGTAAGGAGTTCAATGATTTCGCTGATTTACAGTTAGCGAGGCTTCAGAACCAGCTAGACCTTACCAAACAGTTCAGCGACCAGCTCGCGGCGCAGTTGTCTCAATCATTCAGTAACGTATTCGCATCACTCGGCGAAGGTATCGGTCAGGTTCTTAGCGGGGTCTCTAATGGGTTTTCGGTTGCCCAGCTAGTGCTAACATCTTTAGCAGACATCCTCATCAACGTAGGTAAGCTGGCTATCCAGACGGGTGTAGCTATTCTCGGTATTAAAAAGGCATTACAGTCCCTTAACCCTGCGGTAGCGATCGCGGGCGGTGTGGCACTCGTTGCACTCGGTACGGCGGTAAAGGGGAGGCTGGCTAATTCCGTCCCCAAGTTTGCGGAGGGTGGTATTGTGACCAGACCTACGGCGGGTATTTTCGGAGAGGCGGGCCCGGAGGCTATCATGCCGCTGGACAAGCTGAACAACATGATCGGCAACATGGGCGGCGGCGGTAACGTGGAAGTATTCGGCAGGTTCGAGCTGGCAGGTGATAACCTTTACGCATCAGTACAGAGGACAGCACAAAGGCAGGGGAGGGTATTCCGATGATCAGCGTATTTACATCCCTGATAGACACAGCTACTAACGTAGGCATAGCTACCAACGTGGACGGATACGGATACGGTAAGGTTCAAATAACCATGCAGAGGGGCGATAATATTAACGGACTTGTCAGTATTAACGCGGTATTCTTTATCGAGGAGGCTGATTTCTCAACGGGTGCTTATTTCACATTGGGAACGATCGAAGAATCGTATTGCCGGCCGAATGGATACATAACAGTTGCTGGCAGTGAGATACTGTTGGCATCGAACTATAAAGACGGCACGGGGACATCGTTTGCGGGCACACAGGTACTCGACACGGTGAGCTTCCTGATAGAGCCTAACGGCACAATATCTGCCTATGTGGCGGCGGTTACCACACCTGCGACGCTAACGGCGGTAGATCATGTTTTGCTGGCTTTAAACGTGACATTCTCTAACCTGATCGAAGAATCAATAGTCGTATTACCCTAATGGCGTACCAGCTTAAATACATATTAGAGTTTAAAAATCAGTTCGAGCAGACCTGCGCGCTGGAGATCTATGAGGACAACGAGGATCCGCCAATAGATCCCGAGTACCTGACGGGAACCGCGCGGCCTGTTCTGCAGAAGGGTATCGACAATGATCGTAAACTATATACGCCGATACGAGGGCAAGAGCTGCTGGCGGAGATCGTAACAGACACGCTCAGTATCACCGACTTTATCGCCGATGAGGACACCACCTGGAAGGGGATATTTAAGGTAAACGATAACACAGTATTTGAGGGTTTTCTGCTGCAGGAAGACAGCGATGAGGACTATGTGACCTATAACCATGTCATCAGGCTGAGGTTCACGGATTCGCTTGCCTTGCTTAAGGGGGTCGAGTTCAGGCAGTCTAACGGTACGTACTGGTTCGCAGACGTTACCTTTTACGATATCATCAATACCTGCCTACTAAAAACGGGGCTAACCCTTGATATTACGGTACGGTGCAACATCTTCCCGGCAGATACTGCTGACGTGACACTAGAGAGTGCTTTATCCATCAACAAGGTGAACACGCGCACCTTTATGGCTAACCAGAGAGATTTCGAGGACTGCTATACGGTACTCAATAAGATCATGCTGGCATGGGGTTGCACCCTGTATCAGTACCGGGGCAGGTGGGTGATCGAACGCTGGGCGGACAGGCTGGAACAGGCTACGAGTGAGTTTGACTATGACGTGAACGGGGACGCTACCTATATCGGTACTAATTATACGGATGCCGCGATCGGCGAAGCACAAGACATTAAAGAGGTAGAGGCTCCGCAGCGGCTTAGCATCATGCGGGCATCGCGGGAAAGCAAGATAACATACAGGTTCGAGACATGGCCCGAGCTGATCCGTAACCTAGACCTAGACGACGGGACTATCCAATTACTCTTATCGGGTCCATCACAGCGGACGTACAGCCTCGACCATTATACGATCGTTAACCGTACAGCCTACTCTAGGAGGGAGATAGACAGCCTCGGCAACGAGACACAGCGTTATTTCTACATAGAAGGGGCGGCGGATAACCTAGACCTGACGGACTACGTACAGACCTCGACCTTCCCTGCGGTAGCGGGCGATAAGCTGAAGATATCATTCGCGGCCTGTTCGGAGACCGACCTAAGCACTACGGCGGCGATCGTGTACGTCAAATGCGGGTCGTACTACCTCGATGATGACGGTAAATGGTACACGGCATCCAAGTTCCTACGGCTGGATTGGGCAAGTTCTGAAGATTCGACAGAGTGGAAGACCTACGAGATAGAGAGCGCGGAGATCCCTGCTAACGGGGACGTAGAGATGCGGTTCCTGCTTATGCAGGGGTGCGCGGCGGGGAACGAGACACGGTACAAAGACGTGAGCGTGGAATACGTGCAGGTCATAAATAATTCCTATGGAGCTATCGGAGACTTCAACCTGTACCCTAATGATGCTACCACTAAAAACCCTATAGAGCAGGCGGTTAACATTTCCGATGCGACTAAGAAGGTCTTAAGGGGCGCGATACTTAAGAACAACGGCAACCTGGAAACGGCATGGCAGAGGGGTACGGCGGCGGAGGAGTTAAGATTCAGTCAGCTAAATGCTTTAGGGTATTACCAGAGTGCCTACCGTACAAAGATGCGGTTTGAGGGTATTTACAGGGGTGTGGACGAGACGACAGGATTTAAGATGCAGTACACCTTTGACGATGTGGTGGGTAAGAAGTTCTTTTTAGCATCTCTCGATGAGATCGACTGGATGACGGGGATATGGAGGGGGACGATGGTAGAGGTGAATGATGTGACATTGGACGTAGATATAGACACTCTACCTACTGGTTTTGTGTATAACTACATTTTTAAATAGGACGGTTAAAATTGTAATTTTATAACGCGTGGCAAGATACGTAAACGGCAGAGACTTTAAGCTGTACGTACTTGACGAAGGGGTTTACAAGTTATTAGCGTGCCTTACAGATTGTTCCTTCTCGATTAACGCTAATAAGATTCAGATTACTTCCCGCTCTACCGGCAAATGGCAGAGCTTCGATTACACCGATTTATCCTGGTCAGGTTCTGCGACAGGTGTGTTTTTCATCCAGTTGGTAGCTGGTGGGTTAACGCCATTTCAGCTAACGACATCTATCATCAATCAGCTTAAGCCTACGTTTCAGTTTCGCCTTTTCGATCGCGAGGGCTATGGGTATTTCGTAGAAGGAGAGATCCTGTTAGATACTATGGAGTTCAGCGGGGCAGTTGAAGACTTCGCCGTGTTCAATGTAGGTTTCACGGGGAACGGTGCGCTAACCATCACAGACGCTATCAGGGACTGCGGTATTGTCGACACAGACGATTACCTGGTAACGGACATAGACGGCACATTTATCGTAGACGACTGCACAGAGGTAGTGGGTGAGTTCGACCCGGCAGACTTTTCGGAAATAGACTTTTTAATCTAAGGATATGGCTAATAAAAAATATACGGACATCAGCTCAGGGACTGCTTATACAGATAGTTTCGTGCTGTTGTCAGACCCTACCGGTAGGCTCAAAAGAGTAACGGTAGCTCAGCTACTTGCTGCCTCTGGTACAGAGCCTACGGGCGGCGGCGGTGATACCACACCTCCTAACGTTATTTCAGCAACGGTAGAGGACGCTAACCCTAATCAGGTCGTTGTAGTGTTTAGCGAGACGGCAACTGCAACTACTGCGGGCTGGTCATTCCGTAGGGATGGCGTGAGCTGGGCGATTAGTTCAGTAGCGGGGTCCGGCACTACATGGACGTTCACAATGGCAACAGATGCGGTTAACGGTGAGGTACTTGACAGGTCATACAATGCCGGAACGGGTAACACGCTGGACGGTGCCGGTAACGAGCTTGGAGCGTTCACTAATGCATCAGTAACCAATAACGTAGCGGGCGGCGGCGTCACTTACCTGACCTGGGGTACTCTGGCAACTAAACAGGAGGTTTACAACACTTCAAAGGGTATCAGGAAGAAAACGGGCGAAGGTAACTCATGGCATGATGCGACTAATAACGTATCGGTATCTAACCAGACTATTGGCGTAGGTGATAGGGTTGTGTTCAAGATCAACGATGTGAACGCTGATACGCTCATGGTAGGTCTTGCAAGTGGTACTACTGCAGTAGATATATTCGGAGCAACGGGATCTCCATTCGGTATCGTATCAGCTCCGTTCATCGTGGCCTACGGTAAAGAAAACGGGGCTAACGCACCGGGTACACCATCTGAGCCTTTGAGCAGCGGGAACTTCCTCTCTATTTTCTATGAGAATGGAACTACTGTTAAGTACCAGAAATCTACGGACGGGGTTACATGGATAACCTGGTACACATCGACTAATACACCATCTGGTAGCTACTACGTACACGTACAGATAAACGCTGAACTGACCGGGGCTATCGAAATCTATAAAGCATAACATGAAGCGGATTTTTTGGATATTGTTTTTCTTACCGATGCTGGCAGAGGCACAGCGGATCACGGATTCGACACAGTTTAAAAGCGTAGTGGATGCCAACCTTGCCAGCGGTTCAAATATCACTGCATCGAGGCTGAGGTATGTGCTTTACAATACTATTGACCTCGCTACGCTGTACGGT